TGTGGATTTACGGATACGATATGGCACCGACGGGCGCCAGTCACAGAAGTAACCACGTGCGCCAATCTGCTAAATATTTTCTGTTGGAAGGCGACTTGCCACATCGGCCGTCTTACTACGGTGCTCCCGATATCTCAGCGTAATCACGGTCAAAAGTCCAAGTAAGTGGTGAGCATCTAATGACCGCTCCACCTTCAAATTTTTGGTAGGATCGGCGGGATTTGAACCCACGACCTTTGCCGTGTCAGGGCAACGCTCTCCCATCTGAGCCACGATCCTATTGGTAGCCGGTGAGGGGCTTGAACCCCCGGCCCTCACGGTGTAAACGTGATGCTCTCCCAACTGAGCTAACCGGCTATTGTGTAGATTGACATTACTCCGTTTCCAATCACTCTACCGCGTACTTTCCGGGCTCCCCGGCGACCCGTCATAGATTCAATATAGTCACAGAAATAATCTCGAGCGCCAATCTACATTATTTTATTTTCAAAGAAGGGGCGGGAGATATAGATTTTGGAGTTCTTCTCCACCTTACCTGATAAGCTAAATACGCTCCACCGTACTTTCTTATCAACCCACTCAATATATGGTCGGAACGGCAGGCTTCGCTCCTGCGGCCCCTCGCTCCCAAGGCGAGTGCTCTACTCGGCTGAGCTACGTTCCGAATAATGTTGTTTTCGATGGCAATTGGAACATAAAACATCACATAATTCCAGTTCTCTCAAAACAACTTTCTTATTTTTTTCAGAAAAAGATAATTTACTATATATAATTGATATAGATATATTCTTTTCTTCTTTGTGGTGAAATTCGAGACACCAAGGATGGGTTTCACCACATTTTATACACTCTTTTTTCAAAGAACCAATAAATTCTCTCCATCTATTTCTCCGATCATTATTTCTGGAGAGATAAAACTCTTTATGTTTCAAATAATCCTTTTTATAATGAATTGATCTACACTCTTTACATCTATGTTGATAACCATCTACTCTTGATATATTTCTATCAAAATCCGATAATGGTTTTTCTTTCTTACAAGTTTGACATTTTTTTATATCCATTTTATTCACCAAAGACAAAAAAAGGGAGAGTGGATCAAGTCCGCTCTCCCTTTCAGAGAATACATATAGGACAGTTGATCCTACTTCTTCTGTGCCTCCTTGCTTGCCTCCGGCTTATGAACCTGCTTCTTATCCTTCTTCTGTGCCTTTGTGGCTTTCTTGTCGGCCTTCTTTTTGGTATCTTTCTTTTCTACCTTTGTCGGCACTTTTGCAGGTTCCGTCTTGGCTGGCTCGGCCGCCATGGCGGAGGTTGTCAGACAGAATAAACAAGCAATGATAAATGACCAATACTTCTTCATATGATTTTTACACCTTCCTTTTATAAAAAGTTTATCCATATTATATATATGGTAATTATACTACAGTTTACATAGAATGTAAACAATTTTTTCTGGCTCCGGTAAATGGAATCGAACCAATAACTAATGGTTAACAGCCATTCGTGATACCGTTTCACCATACCGGAATGTGTTTCCTGCTGGCCACCAGTTATTCCCTCGCTGGGGTGGCTCCACGGCGGCGAGGCCAGATGTTGTCAGGACAGGAAACGGTGACAACCCACGGATTATAATAAAGAGGGCGAACAGATGGAATGGCGGTTCCTCTGTTCCTTACGAGTTCGTTCAACTTGCCGCAACAAGTTCATCTCTACTACCCTCTAAATTTTCAAAGAATACGACATATCATATCATAATACGGTATCCCTGTCAAGAAAAATGTTTCTCAATAATTTCAATGACTTACGCAATAAAAAAGGGCAGTATCTCCTTTACTTCGTAGGGGGCTTATACTGCCCTTTGGCAAGATTCTATGAAAAGAATCGCTCGCCCTTCATTATATGACCCCCTCATTGTTATTTATGGTGGAGGTGGCCGGAATCGAACCGGCGTCCAAAAGCCCCGATAAATCAGGTGAATTACACGCTTCTCTGTTTGTTGCGGTCAATTCGATGCTCCTAACAGAAAACCGATACATCAAATCCAGTTTCTTTATTACCGTGAAATAGGCGAAACAACCTATTTTCCCGGCTCCCCATTGATTTGAACAATTTCCAACCCCGATGGAGAGGAGAGTATGAAAATTGTGGGCGGTTAACTAAGCCGCCATTGCGTAACTATAACTGTAGTCTGCGCTTATATGATAATCAGTTGATAACGGAGCCGATGATTATCTCCGGCGTGCGCCTGAAGTACCAAAACCTCTGTCGAAGCCTGTGCACCCCCAAATTTTCAAGGAACGATTGTATTCTATCACATATTTATGGCGATGTAAATAAAAATATCGAAAATGTTTACATTTCAATGTTTTTCTGGTATAATAAATCAAAAATCTATGAAAGGAGAAAACCGTATGAACAGGAAAGTTTTGTCAGACTTCGTTTCAAATGATATGAGTATTACCAAGACCGATGCTAAACTTGCCGTTGATTCTGTAGTTTCTGGTATTCTGAACGGTCTTATGAAAGGCGAAAAGGTTTCCTTGATGGGTCTGGGCACTTTCTATACATTGAATATGCCAGAGAGAAAAATCAGAAACCCGAAAACGGGGGAACAAATCACCGTTGCGCCCAAGAAAGTCATCAAATTCAAAGCATCAAAACTACTCAAGAAAGAATTGAATAAGTAAAATATGGAAACAAAAATCTGGACATTTGCGTATGAACCTCAAAAATTTGAGGATATAATATTGAATGATGTGGTGAAGCCGAGATTACAGAAGGCCTTGACCGAAATACCCAATCTGATGTTGGTGGGCCCGCCCGGAGTTGGTAAGGGAACCTATACAAATATCTTTCTGAAGGAAACAAAACTCGATTTTATCAAATTGAATTGTTCCGATGAAACATCAATTGATGGTATCAGGACGAAGGTGAAATCATTTGCTACGGCCCTCGGCGTGACCAAGATGAAAATCGTTGTAATGAACGAAAGTGACTATCTCAGCCCAGCGGCCCAGGCAATGCTAAGGGATTTGATAGAGCAGGTGGAAGGTATTACAAGATTCATCTTCCAATGTAACTACGGTCACAAGATGATAAAAGAAATCCAATCGAGATGCCAGGTTATCGAGTTGACCAATCCACCCGCCAAAGAAATCTATCAGCATTGTATGGATATACTGAAGAAGGAAGGTGTGAAGGTGGGAGACACAAAAGCCATTGTGACCATCATCAAGCAATTGTACCCCGATATCAGAAAAATCATTCATACTTTACAAATGAATACTATTGATGGTAAAATAGATGGTATCAAAGTGGATGAAGTATCAGAGATACATTTCCAGATATTCAAGGCAGCCCAAGAGAAAAATCTGGATGATATCAGAAAACTCTTGAGAGGACATTCAATCAATTATCCCGATTTGTATCTTCATTTCTATGAAAGCGCGGGAAAATTGAAAAGTCCTGGCGACGCCATCCTAGCAATAGGAGAATACCTTTATAGAGACAGCCTTGTGGCAAACAAGGAAATCAATTTTATGACGATGGTTGTTTCCCTTATAAAGAAGGGAGTTCTATGAAAGAAAGAACAATATTCGATGTTCTCAATTCCATATATTATAAAACGGGTATGGACTACGAGAAGAAAATCGTGTCTGCTTATGTCTTATCATTGTGGTTGTCTCACGACACCTCTCTTATAGAGATGGTGAACGATGTCAATATGATTTTATTCAACCTTGAGGACGAATGGGTATATAAATACTATTATAATAAGATCCCCAAGGGCCGAAGATACATAAAATGGCCCCGAAAGTCTGAAAAGGACAAAGAGAAGGGAGAAAAAATAAAATCATTGATGCTCGAATTTGGGGTATCAAAGAGAGAGGCGGAGAAATGCATGGTGGAATTTGCAAAAAGTGCCAGAAAGTGAGAATAAGATTATACGATGGTATATGCTTCAGGTGTAGATTCAATATCAATGTTGAACAATATGAAAAAATAAAGCGGTTGAGAGATCTTGAAGAATTGAAAAAACAATTAGAGGAACCCGTAGTAGATGTAATAGAAGAACCAACTGAAGAAGAACCCGTAAGTGAGGATGTTATTGTTGAAGAAAAGGAACTTGACGAAATTACCCAACCTGACCAGCTGGTCAAGCCGGACAATTTAGTCAAGTCAGAAAAGAAGCCAACCAGAAAGAGAACTGGCACAAGAAGAATAACAAAAAAGAAAAAAGTGGAGTAAAAGTATGAAATTAAATGTTGAGAATTTTAAATCTGTGTTACAGAAAGCAACACTCAATTTTTCAATAGAGAGTGTTCAGCTGAAATTAACTTCAGATAAAATCCAATCCAGAATGTTGATGCAAAATTCCAAGGATGCCATCGTAATTCTGGATGTCGCAAATGATGTACTTGAAATAAAGAGGGGAGCCGAATATACATTGAACTTTTCGGAACCAAGTATATCTGTTATGCCATATCTCGCCCTTATAGAAGGTGATGAAGAGGCGGATATCAGAATTTTCGATGAAAAAATAGCGATTACATCTGGAAACCAGAAATCAAATATCTTCTTCTGCTCACCAAATGTCGTTACTGTTTTTTCAGCAACGGCGCCGAGAGAAAGTGTAAAATATTTTGTCTCGTTTGACTTAAATTCTTCATTCATATCCGATTTCAATAAAATCAAGAAAATTGGAATGAGGTTCGGTAAAATATATTTCACCGTCATAAACAAGATATTCTCGATGGAGACTACAGATAAACAGAATCCATATTCCAACACTCTGAAATTTGATTTATTACAGGATATAAAAGAGGACGATTTGAACCTATGTTTTGATTACAGGAACTTTGTGAACCTGATGTCCGTCATCGAAGATGATTTCGACAATTTCAGAACGAATTTCGCCTTTGTGAGACAGCAGGAACTTGGTATGGTATTTGTCGAGAAGAAAGACGGCACGGAGAAGTATTATCTAATGTCAAGAAAAGAGGTATAATTTCTTATTTACACACTATTTGAAATATGATATAATTAGTTGAAATCCTGATAGGAGGTTTTTTTATGGATAGAGATGATGTATGGAATGGCGCAGAAGAGCGTAGAGCAGAATTTTCTTCAGAGACTTGTGCTCTGGTAAACAATGCTTCTATTCCACTTACCCCCGGCACACCGTTTAAGGATACCGTTATGAATCTCGCGAGAGATGCCGGTTTCGGAAAATTCAGAATTATCCTCAACGGCAGCGAAATCAAACCCTCACAGGCTCCCGAAGTGCTTAACGAGGGCGACAAGGTTGAAATCAGACCTTACGATGTCGCTGGTTTCTAATTGAGAAGGGGGTGGGTGCGTAGCAGCTACCCCCACTCAAAAACAAACAAGAAAGGTATGAAATTATGGCCGCACCAAGGGATATCTCCGAAACCCTTTTGAACGAGATGTCAAGTATATTTGCCACGGTTGATACCGTCAATATAAATGATGTTGAACTGAAGGGCTTATCCCTCCGGGCCGGAGATAAAATTTTAAAACTTAAACTTATCGAAGTCGAAAATCTTGACTCTATAGATGAGATTAAAAGAGAATACAAACATATTCTCAACCAGAAATTGGCATCCATAAAGGATAACATTCAAAAGAAAGTGGCTGATATGGTGTCATTTGTTCAAACCTATAGAGAAGAATATGAGAGAAAGGAAATAGAGCTAAAGAGGAAACTCGAAAGTTCACAAATTATGCCTCAGGTTTCCTTTCAGCAGGCGGAGCGCGGGCTTTCAATTTCTCCGGGCAATAAAAAAGGAGAAATTTATTGGTACATAAGGAGTATCTACTGGCCAAAATTTGTAGACCAAAAACCGATAGAGACAAAGTTTCAAAAGAAACTTATTACACCGATTGTTATATTAGTATCGACAGAAGGAGATAATGTAAAGTCTGTTTCAACAAGAACACCAATTGGCTTGAGATTCTTCTCACATTATCACCAGGCACAACCTGATTGCTGGGGAAAATGGAAGTGGAAACCAAAATGGAATTCGGCTGAAGATATTCTAACTATAGCAAAGGAAGTTGAAGGCGTGCTAGAAAATGTGAATACGGGATCAATCGCAAACAGAACACCGATTGGACTCCCCACAATCCACATTTTAAATAAACATCTCATACAGAGAAAGGAATTGAAAAGGGATGTAGATACAACCAATGTAAGAGCGGGTATCTCCAACACCCAAAGCATTGAACTTGAAGATTCTTGGACAACTTAATAAATGAATTTGCAGGTTATATCAAAGCCTGCCTCAGTAAACATACTTAGTTATGTAGGAGATACGCAAGGGTGTGGAACGATACGAGTTATCTATCCACACCTATTTCTCCCACACCTACGATATCAAGGTTATAGATTCGTGGGTTTCTATTCAGCGTATTTCATAAGGCAGACTGATTACTACAAAAATTTTAGTTTTGTTATATTTCAAAGGGCCGCAACCAAATCCCATCTTGCCCTCATATCTAATTTTATCAATCAGGTAACAAAGACCTATAAAACCCCCATCATCTACGAGATTGATGACCTTCTCATCAATATTCCCGATTGGAATTATGCCTCTGATTATTATAGGGATAACGAAAAGAACATCGAAGAGATGATGACAAAAGTAAACGGTATTACCGTTTCAACGGAGAAGCTCAAAGAAGTATACTCTAAATATAATACCAATATAGAAATCATTCCCAACCATCTACCCAAATTTGTGTGGGGAGAAATTATCCCGAAGCACGAAAACAATCCGAGAGAAACAAAACCACGAATACTCTGGGCGGGGTCAGAAAATCATTTTGCTGTCAAGCCGGGAAAATCCGGTGGAGACTTTGGCCAAGAGCTCCTCAAATACATCCGTGGCACAGTTGATAAATATCAATGGGTGATTTGTGGCGGTATTCCAAAAGAACTCATTGACCTCAAGGGAAAAATAGAGCACCACGGGTGGAGAAATATATTTGAGTATCCAGCATTCCTGAAGAGGCTCGATGTAGATATGGCTATGGCCCCGCTAATGCCCGGTATATTCAATGAATGTAAAAGCAATATAAAAATGTTGGAGTATGTTGCCCTTGGTGTTCCGGCGGTGTATACTAATATAGAGCCATATAAAAATGCCTTTGCCAGGGCAAATAACGATGATGAATTGATTTCCAATCTGGAAAATCTTGTAAAGGACATTGACTTGAGGGCGAAGAGCTGGAAGAAAGATTACGAAACAGTAAAGGCACAATTGTGGTGGGAAGAAAACAATTATTATAATGTAAGGCATTATATCAACTCAAATTTAAAATTATTCGGAAAGAAGGTTCCATTTTGATATGACAGTTTTCGAAGTTTACAAGGCATTTAGAAGGGCCCAAGCCCTACATCACGCAAGACCGTATCAGCTACCAAAGGATTTTGAATATTATTTCAATACCAAAATGTCCTCGCAGAACAGGGCATATCTGAACAAGGCCGCCCTGTATTTCTCTACAAAATGGAAAAATATAAACATCAATAAATTTATGGCCTGTGGATTTGAATTGTTTGGGAAGAATTTTACTTATGTGAGATTTTTCAATATCAAATTGTTGAAATATTATATCGAGAAGGACAAGAATAAGAAGCGGGAATTGCGCGGCGGGAAAAGGGAAATTGTAACTTCAACAAAATTCATCAGGAAATATCTTGAGCAGTTCAAGGAAAAATTTGATGATATATTGCCCCTCTCATTCTACTGTAAACAGAAAGAAGGTCATCAGAGTATAATAATAAAACATTACATAGAGGGGAAAATTGACAAATATATCCTTGTCTGGTTAATAAACAAGGGATTTGTATCTCTGACGGACGATGACAGGGCACAGATACCTTACATAGTGGAAAATTACAGAAAGTATGTTGAGGTTGTGGACAATTTTCCGGAGTTTATGGAAAGAGTGTTCGTAACTTTGAACAGGAGATATGAGAATGGTAAAAAGGATAAACAGGAAGGACTTGCTGATAACACCACCACCGTCGGGCACGATGTTATATGATAAGGATTTTCCGGAAGAAATAAAGAAAAAGTATAAGGAAAACAACCTAAACGAAAGTAAGGAAAAGCCAAGAAAAAGGAGGCAATCTTTCCATCGGCAGAAAAAAGTGGTAAAATGATAATATGAGGTCAATGAATGGATAAAACCTACAGAACAAACAGACAAATACTTGAAGATTTAGAAAGGATGATTAAACAACTAATAGAAAAAATCGAAAAATTAGAAAAGAAAATGGAGGAAGAAGAAGATGAGTAAATGGATAAAAAAAGATTTATTTGACCAATTCGTAGAAGAAAAACAACAAGAGGAAACGAAGAAAACAGCTGGCCCTCGCAGGTCTGAAACAGTATGGCAGACCCCATCAATGGGAACACAGGACAAGCCAAAGGTCTATGAGGTAAGATACCTTCCAGATCCCAAGGGAAGATTTTACAAGAGATTTTACTATCACGGGTTCAAGTCCGGTGACAGATGGTACTTCCCTCTTTGTGAAAAGACCTATGACTTTTATAATTGGTGTCCTTTCTGTGCGGCAGCCAGTAAATTATATACAGGAACACAGGCTGATAAGCAACAGGCATCCACGATAAAGAGAAAAGAGAAATTTGTCGGCAATATTTTTGTAGTGGATGACCCGCGGGATACAGATAGAGAAGAGAAGTTCACCAACACGGTAAAATTATATGAGTTCCCAGCAGAAGTCGAATCGAAGCTAAAGGGAACAATCACAGATATGAAACACGGTCTTGGAAAAGCCGTATTTGATCCGGGCGAAGAAGGTTATAACTTTATCATCAAAGTAAAGGCCACAAAGCCAACGAGAGATGGTAAACAATGGCCTGTTTACGCAGATTCCGAGTTTGCCAGAAAACCAAATGCCCTGGCAAGAACTGACAAGGAAATCCAGACCATTTTGGGTCAAGCATTCGATGTAGATGAATATATTTCCTCACAGAGAATGTCAGATGAAGATATCATTTCCCTTCTCAAGGGGGAAATGTTGTGGGAAATCGTGAAAGACGAATGGGCAAGATACAGAGGTAAAGTAGCGAATGGTGATGTGAGAAAAGAAGAGCCTGTAGCCCCACCAAAATCAACAGCAGTAGAACCACCAAAGAAATCGGCAGCTGAAGAGGATGTTGATGATTATGAGGAGCCGCCCGATCAGGATTTATTAAAAGAACTCGATGAGCTATAATCCATCATTTCCCATCCGCAAGAGGGGGAGCAGAAATGCTCCCCTTTTTTGGGTCTAAATAATTATATGAAATGGAAAATATATGTGATACTAAATACTGTAAATGAGAAAAAATATGTAGGTATCACTAAAAACGGTATAAAAAACAGATTTAGAGGCCATTCCATAGCAAAAACGATGCTTGGAGAAGATATAAGGAAATATGGAAAAGACAAATTCATTTCTCAAATAATTGATGAAACGGATAATAGAAAAGAGGCCGGGAAAAAGGAAAAAAATTGGATCAATGTTTTAAAAACAAAACAATCTCAGGGCGGTTATAATGCCGATGTAATTTTCACAAATAATCCCACCAAATCTAAACAGAAACAAAAAAATAGTCTATTAGAGGAATTAGAAAGCAACTTATTCCTCTATAATATGCGCTTATTCTAATAATATTTCGTTAAACGATTGAACGAAATGATTGAACGAAACATTAAATTACCCATTGATAATGTCAATAGTAATCATAACAAAAATCTATTATATTGAAATTGTTGGAGAAAATATTTCCCAAAAAATCGAGTTTTGGTATGCTTATTGATGTATAAGGGGTAGAGGGGTCAAGAACCCCCAATAGAAAGTGAGGAAAATGAGATGAAAAAGAATTTAGCAACCCTGATTACAATGATTTTTGTTATTCTGGTAACCGGAACCTTCACCTATGCAGAATCCGTTATGGTAGCAAATGCAGGTGAGTTTCCCTACTTCCACCTTGGAACATTGATTGTTGGTGGATTGATTATCACTTCTCTCCAGCAGAAGTATAACAAAATCCGTCTGAGCGAATCCGTAGGTTCTTTCGCTCTCTACGCTATTCTGATTGCACTTTTCACCAATCCGGTTATTGAGCTCATCAAAAATCTGGTTGGTTAATCCTTATATATGGGGCGGGATGACCCCGCCCCACCGAAAGGAGCTATTATGATACATCAGGTCTTGACATTGAGCGCATGGAGTTTCGCCACGGTTATTTCTTCATTCCTCTTCCTGTATGTAGGAATGTGGATTGACAAGGCTCTACAGATGGAACCCACCTTCACTATCGGTCTGTTTGTCCTCGGCGCCTTCCTCTGTATCGGTAGATTGTACAGGGAAGCGTGGGAAAAACGCAACAGATAGTTTCTTTACAAATTACTGAAAATATGGTATAATAATCCTATAAATATGGGTATGAAAGTATCCGTGTTTAGGGATTATTTTGCGTATGTCAAAAAGAGATAAGTACCTGGCAAAGGCTATGGGCCTTTGCTGGCACGAACCAGTTACAATGATAATAGACGGTCAGATGTTCTACATCTGCAAGCATTGTGGTATGATGCCCGTATTCAGACCGGATAAGTTCATTACCCCGAACTTTTCCGAATGGTTATGGTTTGAATATCTCCACGAATGGACAAGGAAAAACCCCTACTTTATGGAGTTATTTCTGTCAGAATTTAGCCCCTATAATACTGGTCATATTCTTTCCCCCGATTTATATGCCGATCTGGTGTACAATTTCCTTGTTCAGAAAGAACAGGAACAGCAACAGACATTTTTCGATAAAATTAAAAATAAAATTGGACTTGGTAATGAAAAAGATTGAAATTGTTAGCCCGGAAGAAATACACAGTCTGGCTGTGGAAAAGGGATGGTGGGATCAGGACAGACCGATACCAGAATTATTATGTCTTTTACATAGTGAAATATCTGAGGCACTCGAAGCATACAGGAACAAGATACCGGAAGGGGAGAGTGGCTGTTTGAGTGAGGAACTTTCGGATTTGGTTATCCGTATATGGGATATGTGTGGAGCGCTTGGTATAGATATATCGGAAAGTGTCGAAAAGAAACATAAATATAATATGACACGACCATATCGCCACGGAGGTAAGACTTGCTGATGAAAAAGATTGATAAAACAATAGAAAAGTATATTACAGAAGGTTCGTCATATACTGCGGACAAAATTGGTCACGATACATACGAGATTGAAGGAAACAAAGAACTTACAGATGCGATAATTTCTGCATACGAAGAAAATCCTAAGAGTGACGAGTTCAAATATATCAAGAAATTTGTAAAAGCACAGGGCGGCAAAAGAATAGTTTTGAAATTTGATACGGAAGAATACGGTAAACTTAAAGGCGGCCCACCAAATCTTACGATGAGCAAAGTTGTAAATAAGATTATAAAGAAATATTACACCTAAAAAGAATAATCCAGATGTGAGGGCTAATGGAAACAATTGTGTTTTGTGTGCCGGGAAAACAGTTCAGCTACCGATTTATGAGAAGCTGGACTAATACGATAATAGAATGTCGTAAACAGGAAATGCCCTTTATTGTCAATTGGGCAACCGGAGCAAATGTGTATCAGGTGAGAAATCAATGTTTAGGCGCCAAACCTGAATTGGGGCCCAATCAGAAGCCTTTTCAGGGTCAATTCAAATACGACTACATAATGTGGTTTGATAGCGATCAGGAATGGAGAGTAAAGGATTTCAATGCCCTGCTACAAATTATGAGGGAAAGGCCAGAAATAAAGGCATTGACAGCTGTTTATCCAAGAGTGGCGGAAGATAGGTCTGATGTGTCTACAATTTGTAGTATTACAAAACATCCAAACGGTATTATAAGCCAGAGGCTCCTCACGGCAGCTGAGGTAGATGAATTACCGGAACTGGGAAAAGTTGATGCCTCCGGCCTCGGTTTCTGTATAATGAGATCCGGTGTAATAGAAAGCATAGACTATCCTTGGTTTATGCCGGTATTTTCAATTGATAAAAAGATTAGAAAACCCGTGTTCTTTATGTCGGAGGATATGGCACTCTTTGTAAGACTGAAAGAAGCTGGAATTGATTTGTGGTGTGCATCGAAAATCAGGATAGGTCACGAAAAGGAAAAAACATATTATTTGAAATGAAAATAAGAGAGTACCTAACAGAGGATAGCCACGGTTTTTGCCGTTCAATGAAAAGCGGTGTATTGGAACGGGTTAAAGAGGTTCTCGGTAAAGAAGATATAAAGAAAGCCTGGGTTCACGGCACCAAAATGGGTTCCAGAAAGATGTGGCAATTTCATTTCAAGGATTATAATTGGTATGGACAAGCCGATTGCTCCGCTGACGCTTACTATCAGGGGTGGAAATCTTGGTTAGAATCGGAAGAAACGGGTGGTAGAAAATATAAGGAGAAGAAAAAATGAAGTGGAGGAAATACATCGGGGATTATTTTTTTGAAAAGTTCTTGACAGAGGCCGAGAAGGAAGGTCTTTCTCCAAAAGACGAGGGATTTTTCGATGCGTGTGTTCGAAGAATGAAGGGTAAAGTCGATGATCCCGAAGCATACTGTGCATCAATCAAAGATACGGCGTGGAAATCTACTTTTTGGAGAGGAAAAGGTAAAACAAGAAAAGAGGCAGAAAAGGCGGTAGCTAAAAACGACTAAGGAGATATGTCTGACACAACGATTGCCGCTATCGTTTGGGTCATAATGATGGTATTTTTTACCTCAACACTTGTAACGGCAAGGCTTATAATAAAGGGAAAGCCGATACCCAAGATATTAAAAATTGTTTTTGATATAAAAGATGATAAGGAGAATGAATGAATATGTTATTGAAAGATGACGATGAAAGTACCGTCATCAATGGAAAAAGAATTTGTATTGATTTTGACGGTGTTATACACAAATATTCGAGGAAATACCACGACGGCTCAATATATGATAGACCAACAGAAGGAGTACGGGAATTTCTATTGAAGCTCAAAGATATGGGCTATTGTATATTTGTGCATACATCCAGACCCCTCGCCTCGGACAATCCGGAAGGCGCCATCAGATTGATGGAGAAATGGCTCAAGAGGTGGAAAATCCCTTATGACTTTATCACAATGATAAAGGTTCCAGCAAACGCCTATATCGATGATAGGGCAATCAGGTTCACGGGTGATTGGAATTATGTAATGAAAGAGCTGGATGACATAGAAGATATAAATAAAGATGAAGGGGAATGGGAATACTACCATAAGGAAATTGTATGAAAGGTGGTGCATTTGAACGTGAGATAGCAAAGTTTCTCACGGTCTGGTTAACTGGTAAGGAAAAACCATATGTCTTTTGGAGAACCCCGTCATCGGGTGGGATGGCAACGATATCGGAGTTGAATAAGGAAATATCCGGAGATATTATAGCCATCAGACCAGAGGGAGCATTTTTTACTGACAGATTTAGTGTGGAATTGAAAACAGGATATCCAAAAGCCAGTTTTCATCAGCATTTGAAGGATAACAAGAATTTTGATATAGAGAAATTCTGGCTGCAATGTGTAGAGGCTGCCACCAAGGCCGAGAAGAAACCGATGCTAATATACAGGAAGCTTGGTTTTCCGATTATTGTGGGCATCAACTGTAATACGAGATTTCAATTGAAGGAAGTTGTGAAGGTGGATTTACCAAAATCTGTCCATCTTCTTTTTGAGAGTGAAACACCCTCGATTGCTTTTTATGATATGAAATCATTTTTTGAATTGACTACACCGGATATTATAAGACAGATAATATGAGATTAAAACTTACAAGCTCACAATTCGCAGATTTTGTTTCTACTTTCTTCTATGATAGATTAACAAATGAAAATGTTGTTCCTTATCAAGTAAATGAAGAATTTGACGATCTCATAGAGGTTTTGAGGAGAAAAGGATGCAGGCAAGTATTTTTGGCATACTACCTCCGAATGAACCCACAAATAAGAGTAAAATACAGAATGGGAAGATCCACTTTCGAATTGGGGAAAGGAAGGGGAAGTCTTTTATTAGAAATTGTTCCAGATGAAATACCAGTAGAAATGAAACCAGTAGGTATCATAAAAAAAGTTGGAAGGCTATTAAAAAAATTCCTCACAGGAGAATTTACAGAGGAAGAAACAAAGAAAAGAATGTAGGAGGATTTTATGCCCGGAGAATTTATGGGTCAGGAAACAGTATCCCCTGAACAAACGGCGCAACAGGATACAAAGTTTGATGGAAAAATGGAGCAAGTTCCAATTCCAGATATTGAGGGATTGTCAGCTGACGGTATCAACCAGAGAGACAATCTACCCATTTTCAATGTTGACAAGGACGAATTTTACCAGAATATGTCACACGGTAGAAGAAGAATAAGATTTAAGTCTGGCTCGTCCGCTCAGCAATTTATGAAAAAATCAAGATACAATAAGTCGTTTTATATTAAACACGGGGATTACATTCGTAAAATTAAATGAACGAGATAAATAAAAAGGGATTAGCTAAAGCATTGAAAGGTCTGATGACTGCTATAATATGTTTGGCTAAAATATGTGACACCATCGTTCATAACAGAACAAAAAGCAGGGGATCAGATACGGCACACGAAATCGAAAATCACATCAAGAAAATATTCGTGGAATACGGGCTGTCCAAAGAGGAAAAATGAAATACAGAGCGTTTCTTACGCTCCAAGAAGCAGTATATGCCGGGAACATTGGCTTCTCGGAGATGGTAAGATTTTATAAAAACGCATCCAATAGTGAAATCGAGGAAATGGAAAAATATGTTTCCAACGGGAACTGGCGTGGCTTCAAGGCTCTCATCAAAAGGGTCATCGGTATAGAATTGGAAGAAGGACAAAATGTTCAACTGGGTTATGCGGGGGATACAAAAATTTTCTTGGGTGGAAAAGGATGGAAAGACGAGGACGATGAGGAGGAATAAATGAGTAAAGTAAGACAATACCTGACAGAAAGCAAAGGCCTGGCAAAATACTATACAAATGTTCTTGATGATATTATCGGCTCCTTTGATGAGATAATTTCCAGTATGAGAGTTGAAACGCCCAAATATCTCGAAGATAAAGACTTGAAAGATGTGGAGAAGAAAATCAAAAATATAGAAAAATATATTGATACAATCATCGCCGAAATGAATAATATAACGGATCTCATCGCCAAGGGAGAAAGAAAATGACAAAGGTAAGAAAAATTCTTACGGAAGATCGGGGAACAGCAAAACATCTCTTCAAAGAATTCGGTGTTATGATAACTCAAATTTATGAGACAATAGAGGACGCTGGAATTTCAATAAACGAAATTCCACCAGCATATAAACATCAGGCAGATGAATATATGAAAGATTTGAGAAGAGCCGCAGGCCAAATAGAAAAGGCCTGTGACAGGATAGTAGAAATAATAGCCAAGGCGGAATAATAAAGTAACCTACCACAGGGCAAGCC